ATACAGGAAGTAGAGATTGTAGACTAGCATGAAATTTACTACGCATCCAATTCTCAAGGGTCCGACCCCCGAAGAGATCAAGAAGCTGTGCTTCAATGAGGATGGTTCTTCTAAGCAAGAAGGACTGAAGACTCTTGTAGAGATGCATAGGATGCACGAGGATGCTGTGGCTAATGCTGACGTTGATCCTCTTAATTTCGGTGTATCCCTTAAAGGTTGGGAATATGCAGACGAGATGCTGAATAACTATGATACCCTGATGATATTCGGAGGCAATCGTAGCTCAAAGACAGAGTATGGAGCTAGGAGCGTCGTGAAGGCTGCTTTGAAAAATCCAAAGTCTATCATCGTATGCTTTGCTCAAGACGCTGATGCGTCTATTAGAACGCAACAGGCGGCGGTCTACAGGTATCTACCCCCAGAGTTTAAGGTAAAGACTAAAGGTGTGCTGGAGTATTTGAACTACACAGTAAAGAACGGCTTTACAGGGCAGTCATTCATCCTACCTAATGGCTCACAGGTTCTGTTCCATACATACAGCCAGTTCATTGCTAACAGGAGTAAGTTTGAGGGTCTTGAGCTAGGCTCTAAGACACCAGAATGGCACAACATTGGTCTGTGGCCAGACGAGTATCTTGAGGACGGAGACCTAATCCGCACTATGCGCTTCCGTTTAGCTACACGGGATGCTAAGATGATGCTGACGTTTACGCCTATTGACGGCTACACTCCATTCGTAGCTGAGTTTTTAAAGGGAGCAGAGACAAGGAAGACGCGCAAAGCACCATTGCTAGATGACGAAGAGGTTCCAGTAACACAATACAGCCCAGAGAAAGACGCTGGGATAGTGTATTTCCACTCGGAGTTCAATCCATTTGGTGGATATGAGCGTATTGCTAAGGAACTGAAGCACAGTACTAGAGACGAGATCCTTACTCGTGCGTATGGTGTTCCAGTCAAGAGTATGACATCTCTGTTCCCTCTGTTTAGCCAGAGTGTCCATGTGCTTTCAGATGATGAGTTTCCAGACTTGTCAGACAAGAAGGAGTACACGTGCTACCAAGTGGTTGACCCTGCTGGCGCTCGTAACTACACAAGCCTATGGGCAGGTGTAACAGGCGTAGGATCAGATACAGAGATTTACATCCGCAGGGAGTGGCCAGATCGTAAGACCTACGGACCTTGGGCTGAGTTTGGTGACCCATACTGGAAGTTTGGACCAGCATCTAAGAAGCTAGGCTACGATGTTGTCGGATATTGTGAGCTTTTTTCTGACATTGAAGAGGAACTAGGCATCCATCCATTCGAGCGCATTGGTGACTCTCGCTTCTTTGCCAATGAGAATGCAGACAATACTGACTTATTTGACCAGTTTTCTGCCCACGACTTTCACTATGTGCCGTCTATGGGTTCACAGGAGGAGCAGGGACTCACAGCTATTGATGACTGGTTCTACTACAACGTAAACTTGCCAGTAGACGCAGCTAACAAGCCACGAGTATTTATCCATGAAGATTGTGGTAATCTAATCTATGCCATTGTAAATTATGGCGCACAAAAAAAGAAAGACGAAGCATTGAAGGACTTTATTGATTGCCTTCGCTATTTGCGAACAGCAAACTACGGACATGGACCAGAACACTACTCGGGCGGCAAGCTGAAGTGCTTGGTTAGCTCAGGAGGATACTAACTATGAACATATACGAAGAAAGCAAATGAGTAAGACACCAGACAATTGGGTAGTAGTAAAAGTCGGAGAAGAAATCTATAAAGTCCTTGCAGGCTGGAGTGGCGGCTATCTAACTAGTGATAGTTGGAAACTTAATAGCGGTATCTCTGAAGTGAAAGACGATGGTAATCATTGGCTATTCATTGGTAATAGCGGTAGTGTTTATCAGTGTCATAAAGAAGGTTATACCGTAAAAATGAATATCGGAGCGAAAGTGAAACAGTTGAAAGAACTTGGCTGTGAATTAATGCCTGAAGAGACAGATTGGATGAAATTAGTATGAATGAATACGAAGAAAAACAAAATGAATGGCAAGAAGCTACTGACAATTGGGTTAAGTTGACTCTTAAGAAGTATGACAGATTCGAACCTGACGATCTTACTCAAGTCTTTATGCGAGGTCCGTTTGCTGGCTGGAGCGAGCGCATGGTTCTGGAATTAGCGATGGGAATGGATGACGCAAATACAAAAGTACCAAGACATAAAATCAAATAAACTTACACATTATGACAGAAACAGAAAACGAAACCTGCAAGTCTATAGCAGAGCAATTGGGCGGAACATATACTGCAATGCGAATTGGAAAGCTTCGTGCGGCAGTATGTACGGAAGAAGACATGGATGGCAAATACATTCTTCCTAGTGGTGTCCTTAAAATTATGGGACAAATTAAAGGTGAACTTGATGAGATTGAAGTAGCTGAACCAGAAGTAGTTATAGTTAAAGTGCTTCACCAACAGACTAACAATGCTCGCTTAATTTTTGCAGAAGACCTTAAAACACGAATGAAAGTAAAGGTATTAGTTCCAAAGCGACATAAAGACATTATTAATCGAACTGGAAAAATTTTAAAAGTAAACAAAGGAGAATACGATGGACAACTACAATACCGATACCCAGTCGCCCGATAGAGATTTCATTAGGGACAGCACTGATTACTGGTCTTCAATTGATTATAAGCGACTACTGCGCGGAGAGATTAACCCAGCAAAGACAGACGAAGAATTACATGACGCTTTAGGTTTAAGTGACCGAGGGATTTATCACATACTAACAGCTATAAAGCGCAACAACAGATCATGATACAATTACAACAATGGCTATAAATAGAGATCAAGATAGTAACGAGGCAGAAGTTTACTTTGACGAGTTTGACTATGACCAATTTAAGGAAACGTTCGATAAAGACGTAGACAGTCTCTCTGATTTCATTAAACGATGCAGCGACTCTGCTGATATTCGCCATTGCCAGTGGGCTGGAAAAACAAGTGACTTAAAGAAGTCTGGTGAAACAGCATTTCCTTTTCAAAATTCTAGCGATACTGAGGTTCACTTAGCTGAATATCATATTTCCTCTCAAGTAGCAATCAATGAGAACGCACTTCGCAAGTCTTCAATTCGCGCTTATCCTCGAAACATTCAAGATGTGGCACGTTCCGCAGAGGTTACTGCATTTATGCGATGGCTTCGTGACGCTGGTATTAAAGACTTCTGGCAGCAAATGGAGAAGGCAGATAACTACGCACAAGAAAAATCTTTGCGAGTCGCATACTGCGACTATAGGTCTCCAACTAAACGTTCTTACGAAAAAATCTTCGACCTAGAAGAAATTCAAAAAAGTTTTCCAGAGCAAGCGGCAGATTACATTGAGATCCTTGCCGACGAAGATCGTGTAGATGAAGCGCTAGAAGTATTCAATTCAATTCCAGGGTGGGAGATCAATGAAAAGCGGGTTCGTAAAGCTTTAAAGGAACTACGCAAATACGGAACTGCAAAAATTCCAGTAACAGCAGAGGATCAAGGTGAACCAATAGTTCAAGTCCTTGCTCCAGATGAAGAGTTCTTTGCGCCATCCTATACAACAAATTTCTGCGACGCAGTTCGCTGTCACACTCGTAAGCCAATGACATCCCAAGAAATCCTCAGTCGCGTAAGCTCTGAGGGCTGGGATAAAGAATGGGCGGATTGGGCAGTAGAGAATGAGCGTGGAACACTTAACGCATTCCGTACAAGCAGCACAATACCAAATCCTCGACAGCCGACTTCCTTAGATGAAGACCGCGACTTGATTGATGTTGTCTTTACGTTTGAACGTTTAATTGACCGAGATGATCTAGCTGAAGGTATTTACCTAACAGTCTGGAGTCCCGAGTTTGGTGATAGCGATGGGCAAGTCCCTCCATTTGCCAAGCGCACACTGCTCAGTGGTTTGCGCCAATTACCTTTCATCGTGCAGTCACGTAGCTATGACGCACGTACACTATACAGCGCCCGAACAGTTCCAGGGCTGCTGAAGGCAAGCCAGAAGAACCAAAAGGTTCTCCGAGACGCAAACATGGACAACTCAGCTTACGAGGTGAGTCCTTCCTTGCTAGCGCCGCCAACGTGGGATCATGGTCGTCCAGGACCAGGTGGCGTATATGCTACCCGAACTGGCCAAGCGCCATCATATCTACAACGTAACACGAACTTTGGAGCTGTATTTAATTTAGAAAAAGAAATTGTAACTGAAGCGGATCGCTTGATTGGGCATGACCCACAAGATCCAACTTCAATTCAAATGCAAACTGCTTCTATTAATCGCCATCTAAGCTTTGCTCAAGATGTGTTAAAATTAACATACGAGATGTATAAGCTCAAAGGTCCAGAGGAATTGTTTTTCCGTATTACTGGTCGCCCAGAGCCGATTCAATTTGTTAAAAATTCTGAAGAAACAGAAATGGATGTTTCTGTAAGTTTTAATACAATGTATGACGATCCAGAGAAGATGGAAAAGATGTCACGCACTATTATTCAAGCAGCGCAGCTAGATACATCTGGTCGTGTAAACAATGAAGCTGTCGTTGACTTCCTACTTTCGATGGCTGACCCAATGGCTGCTGAAACTATCTTGCTACCTGCTGAAGTTGGCACTGACAAGATTAAAAACGAAACACTATCTGATATTGCTCAGATGTCTGCTGGCATTGCTCGCGCACCTGCCGCTAATGCCGCTGAACTACGTATGCAAGTTGTCGGTGAGTATGAAGGCGAGCAACAGCAAATACAACAATCTGGTCAAGTTGAATCTATCTTGTTCACAAACCCTCAGTTTATGTTCCTACTTGGAGAATACAAGAAGCAGCTTGAGATGGCAATTGCACAGAAAAAGAACGGCACTGAGTTTGGTATCTACGGAACCGAAGCAGCGAGTGTTGGCAACATGGAAACCCAAAACCTAGAATCAAACGCATAATCGTGAATTTTACTGAATTTAAGAAACATCTTAACGATAATCCAGACGTTGGTCGCTGCCTCTATGAGTATTTAGAGGATCGTCGTGATCAAATGCTCTCTCAGCCTTGGTATTCCCCAGACAAGTATCTAGGAAACCGATGCCAGACAGTTGCTCAGTTTTTAACAGCAGATTTAATGGAGGAGTTTAATTTCAAGAAATACTCCCGCAAGGACTAAACGCAACAACAGTTCGTGCTATAATTTTACTAACAGCCTCCGCCTTGGCTGATTAACAATAGGTAGATATGACAGATACACTAGAAGCGGATATCCCTGATTCCGAAGAAGCAATTCAGGAGACACGAACACCAGAGCAGCGCCGACAAGATCTTGTAAAAGAGCGAATCGACAAAGCAATTGGTGCAACAGACGAACCAGAGCCAGAAACTCCCGAAACCGAAGACGAAGAGGACGACGATGAAGAAGTCGAAGTCCCCGAAGTTGATGAGGATGAAGAAGAAGAAAGCGATGATGAGTCAGACGTTCCTTCAGATGATGGAGGATTTGACATTGAGGATCTAAACGAGGAAGAGCTAGAAGCACTTACACAGCAAGTATCAGCAAAAGCAGGGAAAGCCTTGACTA